CTACTTTATGCGCGCCTCTGAACTGCTTCGCAATAAGTTCGGCGTTAGTCAGCTGTATAAGCATGAAGTCAAAGACGGCGACGAAACGGTGCTTGAGATCTACTGGCACCCGCTCACCATTGCAGAACGCGAGTCCATTCAGAAGAAAGCTGGTTCGGACGACGCCAACGACTTTGCTCTCGGAATGCTGATCGAAAAAGCACTCGATGAAAACGGCAAGCGCTTGTTCCAAGACGGCGAAAGAGCGGTTCTGAAGAACGCTGTAGAAGCGGCTGTTCTGCAGGACATCCAGCTTGCAATGCTGGCATCCGGCGCTGAGAACAAAGTGGAGGAAGCGAAAGCAGACCTCAAAAGCTAATAACGACTGGCTTTTCATGTTCTTCCTGGCCAAAGAGCTGGGAATGACGCTTGCTCAGCTGTCAAAAAACCTGACGCAAGAAGAATTAGTCGGCTGGGCCGCGTTTTACGAAATAAAAGGCGAAGAGGAAGAGCGGGTCATGGACCAGGCCCGCACGTCCCGAGGGGCGCGAACTATGGCTTCGCGTTAAACTGACACAAGCCCCTCTACGTTTCGCCCGTGGCCAACTACGACGTAGATATTGAGATTGCTCTACAGGGCGCGCAAAAAATAACCGAGCTTACTAAGGGTATAAAAGCCCTGAACAAAGAAGTTAATGAGATAAACAAAGAGGCAAAGCGTTTAGGTAAAGCGCTAGATAAATCTTTTAGAGTAGACAGCATTCAAAACTACTCAAGAGCGCTCAACCAAGCAGAACGCGCTCTCCGTAACGTTGCTTCTGGAACGGATGCAGAGCGCAGAGCGGTTGAACGTGTAGTCCGTATGCGCCGAGAGGCCAACGATGCGCTTGCCCGCCAAAACATGCTGCTTGCTCAGGCAGCGGCAAACCAGCGAGACGTTATAGCGACGTCTAACGCGGGCTTTGGTATGCAAGGTCCTTCCTTGCCCAAAGATTTCTTCAAAGTACAAGGACCTAAGCTGCCGCCCGGATTTACGGAAGCTGGGCGAAAACCAAAAGCAACGCCAAGAATTTCCGGAAGGGATCGCATAGGTGCAGCTGTTTCTGCCGGTGCCTTCCCGCTGTTGTTCGGGGGCGGACCAGGCATGGCGCTTGGAGGCGCAATCGGCGGTGCCGCAGCTGGAGCAACGTTCGGGCCAGCAGCTATCGCACTACAAGTCCTCGGTGGAGCGCTTGATAAGTTTGTGGCTCAAGTAGCCATAACGGGACAGGCACTTAACGAGTTCACATTTGACTTTACGGAGGTAGTTAGAGCTGCAGGACTTGCCGGGACTGCTACAGCTAGTTATATCGAACAAATAGAGAAACTTGCTGATTCCACAGAAGCGCAGGAAACTGCCACCAAGGCTTTGGCTGTGCGTGTCGGCGGGCAAGCCGTTGAATCTCTAAAAACTTTTGGCGATGCAAGTGCTGATCTTGGTAGAGAGTTTAGTGCCGCTACCACAATCTTCGGAGCGGCTATTGCTAGCCTTGTTTCTCCACTTACTCAATTCACTGCAAAGGTTTTAGAAGCAAATAACGCTTTGGTAGCTGGACGTGCCAACGCCACAGATGATCCTGAACTTAAACGCCTTGCTGCGCGTGAGGCTCAGTTACAGGGGGGCTTGGTCGGTGGGCGAACACAAGGTCGTTCCGTACAGGCTTTAAAAGACGCTGAAGAACTTAGGAAGGTCCAGGAACAGATAAGAGATCGACAAAGAGAAATACTCTTTATTACAGAGCAAACAGCCAAAGTCCGCGCGCAAGATCTTCAACGTTTAGAGAACGAGAAAAGCATCCAAACAGAAAGTCTGGCAATTCTGCACCTTCGCAGACAGCTGCTCATGAGCGGCAAGGAGCTTACTGAAGAGCAGGTTTTAGAGCTTGAAAAGCAAATTCTTAAAACTAAGTTCTTAGAAGAAAAGCAGCGCTTGGTAAACCGAGCTAAAGCAGATGAAATCAGCTTCCGCAAGGCTGCATTAAAGATTGCCGGACTTGAGCTTGACTTAGCTGAGGCACTTAAGAACCTAGAAGATAAAGGTGCTAGCAAAACCGGACCTAAATCCAGAGCACTACAGCTACAAGCCGCGATTTTGCGAGAGCAGCTTAAGCAATTGGGTATAGAAACAAAGTCCAAAGGTTTAGGTGAAACAACCATTGAAAATCTGCGCCGTCAAAACCAAAGCATCGAAGAACGTCGAACTAAAGAACTAAAGATTCTGGACTACCAAAGACAGCAAGAACTAGCCAATAACAAAGTTGCAGGAGACGCGAAGTTTATTAACAAGCTCTACGACGAACGCGAACAAACAGTCCGCGACACTCTCGGGTTGGAGCTTGATCAAAACAACGCACGCATCAATGCGATCGAGCTGCAACAGAAGCTGGCTCGTATGCGAGCGGACCAGCAAACCGCAGGCATCGGGCGCGGGCTACGCCGTCAGATCGAAGATGCCCAGAGGGGCATGGCTAACCCGTTCGACTCCAACGAACTGCAGATGCTGCAGCTTCGCGTCGATCAGGTGCGCCGTTCAGACGATGCCTACCGTTCTCTAAACGAGCGGATTGCAGAGAACAACAGAATTATTGATGAAAGCGGTGACAAAAATCAGATAGAAAAAGCTGAAAAAGAGAATAAGGTTTTACGAGAGCGTATCGGTATTTATCAAGACCTTCTACCTCAGCTTGAAGCTGTTGAGCAAGCTCAACTCCGTCAGCAGCAGATTATTGACCAGCTGACCCCAGCAACAGAGGCATTTGCTGGAGCGTTAGTTGACACCGTTACAGGCGCTCAAACAGCCCAAGAAGCCTTTGCAAACTTCCTGCGAAGTGTG